TAATTCGATTCGTATGTATCGACAGAAGTTTCACAAAGAATATGGTGAGATGGTAGTTGTTGCAGACGGTATGAACAATTGGCGTAAAGATGCATTTCCTCAATACAAAGCATCACGTAGAAAGAAACGTAGTGAGTCTACTATTGATTGGAATGAAGTGTTTCGTATTATCAATTTAGTACGTGAAGAGATACAAGAAAACTTTCCATACAAAGTTATGCATGAAGATGGTTGTGAAGCTGATGACGTGATTGCGCAGCTTGCACTAGAGACACAAGAGTTCGGCAAACACGAACCTGTTATGATAGTCTCAGCTGATGGTGACTTTAAACAATTACAAGTTCACAATAACGTTAGACAGTTTTCTCCTCTACTCAAGAAGTTTGTCGTAGAACCTAATCCTCGTACATATCTTGCTGAGCATATTCTCAAAGGTGACACAGGAGATGGTGTACCAAACGTATTATCTGACGATAATGTTTTTGTAGATGGCAGAAGACAAGGTATATTATCCGCCAAGAAGAAGGCGGCCTTACTGGATGACCCACGCGCTCTTGGTGATGAAATATACCGCAATTATCAGAGGAATCAGCAACTTATCGATCTGACAAATTGTCCCCAGCCTGTAAAAGAAAGTATTATAAATAATTTTGAACAGCAGGATCCATGGGGCAATCGTCCTAAAGTGTTTCCTTATCTAGTTCAAAAACGATGTAAATTATTGATTGAATGTGTAGGAGAATTTATTTAATGAAACTTGTTCATGAAGTGTTAGAAGATGTACGTAAGAAACGAGCAAAAGCTGACAAAATTAAGATTTTAAAAGACAATGAAACATGGGCTTTAAAAGACATTTTGCGTGGGTCAGCTGACACTACTGTTACTTTCAACCTGCCTGACGGAGCACCTCCTTATACTCCGAACAAGCCTGAAAGTGTACCAACTAACCTTTTAAATAAAAATAAAGAATTTCGATGGTTCGTAAAGGGTGGTCCAGGAGACAACCTAAAAAATTTCGATCGAGAGAAACGCTATATTCAGCTTTTAGAAGGTATTCACCCCGAAGATGCTAAATTGGTCATAAGTATGATCGGTAAGACAAAACCGGAAGGTGTAAGTCGACCAGTAATCGACGAAGCCTTTCCAGGATTATTGAAAGACGAAGGCTAATGCGGCAATCATTCTAACAAACTAAATTCAACCACTGAGCTTCGGCTTCGGTGGTTTTTTTACTTAGGAGATAAGCAAGTATGATATCAGCAAAAATCGAAAGATTGAAGAGGGATTCAAGAGACTTAGAAAATTATGTGCATAAACTGGTTAACAAGGGAAAGATTGACATTGCTAACAAGGTGCGTAAACGTAAAGACTTTTTAGACTACCACATTGCTGAACTGAAAAAAGTAGGTTAGGAGGAAATTAACTGTGTACTTCTCCGTGAAATCTGTGTATAATAAATTATCGCTATTAAGCGGAGGAGTATACTATGAATATTTTTGTCCTTGATATTAATCCTGTCACAGCAGCTCAATTGCAATGTGATAAACATGTTGTTAAAATGATTGTAGAGTCAGCACAAATGTTATCTACAGCTCATCGGATGCTGGATGGCCACGTCGAAAAACGTCCGTCAAAATCTGGTAAAAGAATGATTAATTACTGGGTACATCCTAAACAAGAAATGGAAGATGTACTTTACAAAGCAGTCCACCATGGTCATCCATGTACTGTATGGACTATGGAATCAGTTTACAACTATCGTTGGCATTATGATCACTTTGTTGCTTTACTAAACGAATATACTTATCGTTATGGTAAAGAGCATAGTACACAAAGGTTAAAGTACTGGCTAGTAAAACCACCACAAAATATTCCACATGTACCATTCACCGAATTCAAGCTTGCAATGACACACGAACCACAATGCATGCATGAAGGTCAAACTGTTCGCTCATACAAAGAATACTATCAAACAAAACAAGATAGATTCAAAATGGTATGGACAAAGCGTGATGTGCCAGAATGGTTCAACGTAGCATAATTATATATATTTTTTTAAGGGAAATATTATGCCGATCTATACATTAGAAAATAAAGAGACTCAAGAGACTTGGGAAGTAAACATGAGTTATGAGCAACTCAAAATTACTTTGAACAATGATCAACGATTGAGACACGTTATTAAACCAATAAAAATTGCAGCCAATGCAGGTCAGTCAAATATATCAAAGGCTGGTAGTGGTTGGCAAGATGTACTAAAAGAAGTTAAGAAAAGTAGCGGACGGCGTAGCAACATTAATGTCTAGACGAAGCTCTAAGAGCTCTATGGTAAAACTTGAAAACTTGTTTACTCTAGAGCCAATGACTCCCGCGCAAGAAGAAGTGTGTAATGCATGGGATGACGGAGACAATATTATTATGTCAGGTTCACCAGGAACCGGCAAAACATTTCTTGCTTTGCATCTTGCACTAGAAGATGTATTAGATCGAGAAACTGTTTATGATAATGTAACACTTGTTAGATCTATAGTACCGACAAGAGAGATCGGTTATCTACCAGGATCTAAAAGCGAAAAGGAGGAAGCATACACCTCACCATATAAAAGTATCTTACAAGAACTTTTTAACGATAAAGATTCTTGGTTCAAGCTTGAACAACAAAAGCTTCTTAACTTCGAATCAACCTCATTCATACGTGGCGTGACATTCAATGATACAATAGTAGTTGTGGATGAAATGCAAAACCTGAACTTCCATGAATTGGATTCAGTTATTACACGTATAGGTAGGAACTGTAAGATTATTTTTTGTGGAGATTACCATCAGTCTGATTTCAAATATGACGATGAAAAAAACGGATTAATAAATTTTATACAGATTGCAGAACAACTCAAAGACTTTACAACCGTTGAATTTGGTTGGGAAGATATTGTAAGATCTGGAGTTGTTCGTGACTATATAATGGCCAAAGAAATGTATATGAGAAAAGGATAATAGTAATGGCTAAATATGCTCGGTTCGATCCTAGAAATAAAAAGAAAGGTCGGAACAAGAATATATCTCTTGGTAATACAACGCCAAAGATAAAATTTTCTGAAAAAGAGTATGATGATATTATGATTAAGGTGAATGAAAAAGATGAAACAATTTATACACGAAAAGATAGATCTGGGATATGACGACCTCGACGCAGACACAACCGATACCGGTCGTATTTATAAAGCCCCGGATGGTAACAGATATCCTAGTATCACCACTGTGCTTAGCTTACTTTCTCGCGATGCAATCAGAGCCTGGCGAAAAAGAGTAGGAGAAGCAGAAGCTAACTTAATTTCACGTCGAGCTTCTACTCGAGGCACAAAAGTGCACGAAATAGTTGAACAATATTTAGATAATGAATATGATGCAACTAAATGGACTCCAGACATTATAGCGTCTTTGGAGAATCTAAAACCTTACTTACATAGAATAGACAAGATATATGAACAAGAATGTCCATTATATTCACAGCATTTAGGTGTTGCAGGACGCGTTGACTGTGTAGGTATATTTGATGGCGTACCATCTATTATTGACTTTAAGACTTCAAAGAGGATAAAGACAAAAGATAAAATCACAAATTACTTTATGCAAGAAGCCGCATATGCAATTATGTGGGAAGAAAGAACAGGTATGCCTATTGTAAATCTTGTAACAATAATGGATGTTGATAATGAACAACCGTTATTATTCAAAGAACATAGGGATAATTGGACAGATGATTTATTCAAAGCGATCGAGGCTTACCGTTATGAGATACGTACCTCCCCGTAAATATTTTAAGAGAGTCGGCGTTTCGATTTCTGTATTATTTAATGTAATATTAGGTGGTGCATCTAATCAAACCTTTTCAGCTCGCCAGTATGAGAGGAAAAGAAATGGTCTATCAAACCTATCATGGTTAATTGACATGGTAGTATTCTTTGATTCTGACCATTGTATGATGAGTTGGTTATACTGGAAAACAACAAAAGATATCCGTTTAGTGAAAGGTAAATACACACATGAATTTCTTTATAGTCCTGAATATGAGAAGCCAATGGGAGGAACTAGTACAGAAAGGCCGAGGCTTTAATTTGCCTGACCTTAATGGTACTATAAATAACATCGAGCACTTCGTACAAGAAGGCTACAAACAAAATAGGTTCCGAAAAAATTATAAAACCGTGATGGAACTTTCAAAACAAATACTGGGAGAAGTTTATGGCGAAGAAACAAAAGGTTCTTCAAGATAATTCCATATTTAATGAACTCGATGTTGACGGCGACGGAATTATAACCGACGAAGAAATGAAACAGGCTGAAGAGCTTATGAGATTAGAACAAGAACGTGAAAGATTTAAGAATGAAGATGCTAAGGAAGACCAAATCCGTGCTATGGCTTGGTTTGCTTTATGGGGTATGTTGCTTTACCCTGTACTCATCCTCATTACAAGTCTTGCAGGTGTAGATAAAGCTGCACAAATAATTGGTGATATTGCACCAACATATTTTGTCGCAATTGCTGGTTTGGTTGCAGCATTCTTTGGTGCTCAAGCTTACACAAAAGGCAAAGGCAAAGGTGGCGAAATGTCTATGGATATTAAACCTAAAAAATAAAGATAAGTATTGTTATGAAGAAATTGATATATCAAGTGTACACCGGCAAGCGGTCAGAATTATATGATCACTGTACACAAAGTGTAAAAGAATACGCAGATAGAATAGGCTCACAGTATCTAATTCAACGTGAGCCTATTCTACGTATTGCGCCGGATATTTTTACAACAAACAGGAGTAAAGAGTCATATGAAAAATATGGTGGATTCCTTCCGATCTATGAGAAAGAAAATGCTTTCGCTTACCTCGACTCGTACGATCAAATTGCTATTATTGACGCTGATATTTTTGTACGGCCTGATTGTGACGAATGTCTTTTTAGCGCTAGTGGCACTGATTGTGATTTTGCTGGAGTTATAGAACGTACTATGGCAATCACGCCTGAATATCAGGCAAAGATTCATAACTATAGTAGAATGCAATATGCACATAATAGCATATCTGAATTATTTGATTGGAATAATTTAGGTGCAGACTTTTACAATATGGGTATGATGGTAATCAATAAATCTATTAGTAAATATCTGCGAGGCCAAACACCTGAACAGTTTATACGTCGACCAGAG